TTAGTTCTTTCACACATTTTAATAGACTAATAGGAGGATAATTAAATGGCAACTTTAACAGTAACAGGTAATACTTCTTCTGCAGCTAGTCTACCAGTAGGTAAGCCTGTAAGAATGGTCACACAAGTTGTGGACTTTTCTTCTTTCACTAACGCAGCAGGTGATGTTGTACAAGTAATCGAAGTACCTGCAAACACTTTATGTTTGTATGCAGGTATGGATGTCCTAACTGCTGACGGTGCAGGTAACTCTGGAACATTATCTCTTGGTGATGGAGCAGACGTAGATAGATACGTTTCAGCTTCAACAGCAACTGCAGGTATGGAAACAACTAGAGCGAGAGCAGGTGACAGTTCAATGGGAACTACATCTATCGGTTATGGTGTATATGCTGCTGCTGACACTATCGACTTAGTAGTAGCAACAGGTGCAGTGGACTGTAAAGTCCGTGTATTCTGTGTACTTGCTGACTATGATGGCGAAGGTGACTCAGAAGCACAAAAAGTATCTATTGCATAATAGAACACACAGGGAGGGGTTTAGGCCCCTCTCTTTAATTTAAATGAAATTTTTTGTTGTATTAGTTATATTATTACATGGAGAAGTATCTCCAAAACTTTTTACATATAGATTTGTAGATTTTACAGAAATAGAAACCTGTAGTGTATTTATACAAACTAAAAGACTACAACTAAAAGAATCAATAGAAAACCAGTTTCCCGTAGAGACCATACATTCAAGCATGATGGTTTGTATGACACAAGAAGAAATAAACGCACTTAACCAAGTAAAACAGGATAGCAAATGGCAGGAACAAAAACATATTTAACATTAACTAATTTAGCACTTAATGAATTGAATGAAGTAGAACTAACAAGTTCTAACTTTACTTCAAGTAGAGGAGTGCAAACTTCTGCTAAAAACTTTATTAATAAAGCAGTTAATGAATTATATATGGCTGAAATAGAATGGCCTTGGTTACATACAAATGGAACACAAGCTACTTTTTCAGGACAACAAGAATATACTTTTCCTGCTGCATTTAGAAAAGCAGACTTTGATAGTTTTAGAATTAAACCAACAGAAAGAATTACTAATGGTGAATTTACATCAAACATAACTAGTTGGACAACTGTTAGTGGTAGTCCTGCTTATAACTCTACAGGTAATGGTAGACTAAGATTAAATGCTGCAGAAGTAACACAATCTATTACTACTGTAGCAAATAAAAAACATAGACTAAGTGTTAGAGTTATGGACCCAAGTTCTAGCGGTAGTTCTATTACACTAAAAGTAGGAACATCTTCTGGTGGCACACAAGTTTTAACTGATACTATAACTGTAACCGATACAGGTAACGGTAAAATATTATCAACTAATTTTACTCCTACTACAAGTTCTGTATTTGTTGGATTAGCAAACTCATCATCTGATAATTTAGATATAGATTTTATTAGAGTAGCACAAGATGAAATACCTAGTCATTTATCTTATCTTAGTTATGATGCATATTTACAAGGACAATATACTAAAGATGAAGTAACTGATGATTCACAATATGGTAAACCTTTATTTGTGTATAGAACACAAGACCATTTAAGTTTCGGATTATCTCCTATACCTGATGGAGATTTTTATACAGTAGAGTATGAATATTTTAAAACACATACAGAGTTATCTGCAGCTACAGATACATTAGATTTACCAGATATTTATGCTGATGTAGTTGTCAATAGAGCAAAATATTATTTATATAAACTAAGAGATGATGTACCTATGGCAAACATTGCTAATGCAGAGTATGAAAGAGGAGTACAAAGAATTAGAACAGAGATGTTAAACAAACAAGATTATATGAAAGATACTAGAGTAAATCTAAATACAACATCTAGAACAACAAGCAACACTTCTGTTTTAACTTTTACATAGAATGGCACAAGTTCAACCTTCAGTTGTTAGTTTAGGTGGAGGATTAATCTTAAATAAAGATGTATTCTCTATGTCTCCGGGTGAAGCATTGCAACTACAAAACTTTGAACCAGACATTGAAGGTGGATATAAAAAAATACTAGGAACTGAAAAATTTAATTCTAATATAGTTCCTCAAGTATCTGCATCTAGTGAAAGAGTTGTTTTTACTGCTATCTTTAATGATGTAGTATTAGCAGGTAGAGGTGGAAGTATACATAGAGGTAGTTCCGGTTCAGGTAGTTGGACATCAACTATCACAAGTTTAGGAACACCCACACAGAATTACGAACACAGATTATTTAACTTTGATGGTACAGATAAGATTGTAATTACTACAGGAACATCTAATCCACAAATATTAAATACTTCTTTTAGCACTAGTGTTGTTAATGCAACAGGAACTTCTAACTTTAAGTTTGTAGAAATATTTAAGAACCATATATTTTTTGCAGGACATTCTAGTAATATACAAGAAGTTAGTTTTATGGGTCCAAACCAAACTAATGATTTTACCAGTGGTAATGGTGGCGGTACAATTAAAGTTGATGCAGAGATTGTAGGACTACGAGCTTTCCGTGATAGTTTAATTATTTTTGGTAAAGATAAAATATTTAAATTAACAGGAACGTCTCTTTCTAATTTTGCTATTACTCCTATTACAAGAAACATAGGATGTACAGATGGTAGAAGTATACAGGAATTAGGTGGTGATGTTATATTCTTAGCACCTGATGGATTAAGAACTATTGCTGCCACAGAAAGAATTGATGATACAGAATTAGGAACTGTGTCTAAACAAATACAAAAAAGAATTGATGATATTACAACACATAATATTAATTCTTTAGTTATCAGAAGTAAATCACAATACAGATTATTTTTTCCTACAGGAACTTCTCAAACAGAAGATGCATCAAAAGGATTACTATCTGTTATTAAAGCTAATCCTAATACAGGTTCACTAGGATTTGAATATGCAGATATAAAAGGTTTAAAAGTATCTAGTTGTGATTCAGAGTTTATATCTGGTGCAGAAACAATAGTAAGTGGTGGATATGATGGTTATGTATATAAACAAGAATCAGGTAATATCTTTACTAGAGCAAGTACCAATTCTAATATTAGTTCTATATATCGTTCACCTGATATGACTATGGGTGACCCCGGTATTAGAAAAAATATGCAAAAAGTTATTTGGAATATTAATCCTACAGGAACTTTATCATCTAGCTTTTTATTAGAATATGATTTTAGTGATACGAATGTAGCACAACCAGAACCTTATACACTAGAAGCAACAGGAAATATAGCACAGTATGGATTAGCATCATCTACTTACGGAGCAGCAGTGTATGGTTCTTTAGGTTCTAATTTAATTAGACAATCTGTAGAGGGAAGTGGATTTACAGTAGCTGCAAAAATATTAGATGCAACAAACAACAGCCCCGTGGCTTTAAAAGGATTTGAAATGGAATTTTCAGCAGGAGGAAGAAGATAATAAATGGGTGAAACATATACCAGACAGAGTTCGTCAACTATTGTTGATGGAGCTACTATTGAGGCAACTCATTTTAATGCAGAGTTTGACCAACTATTAGCAGCCTTTGCTGCTAGTACAGGACATACCCATGATGGAACTGCAGGTGAAGGCGGACCTATAACAAAGTTATTAGGCAATACTTTAACATTTGGTGCAGGAACAGCAGGTACAGATATTACAATCACATTTGATGGTGAAAGTAATGATGGTGCATTAAAATGGATGGAAGACGAAGACTACTTTGAGTTTTCAGATGATATTTTAGTTGCTAGTACAGAAAAATTACAATTTAGAGATACTGCTATTTATATTAATTCTTCTGCAGATGGACAATTAGATTTAGTAGCAGATACAGAAGTACAGATTGCTGCTACAACTGTAGATATTAATGGTAATGTTGATATATCAGGAACACTAACAGTTGCAGGTGCATTAGACTTTGGTGATGCCAACATTAGTAATATCGGAAGTATTGCACTAGATACAATTACAAACGATGGCACAGATATTACATTAGATTCTAGTGGAGATATTATATTAGATGCTGATGGTGCAGATATTACACTTAAAGATGCAGGTACAACTTTTGGTAGCTTAACAAATTCTAGTGGTGAGCTAGTAATTAAATCAGGCTCAACACCTACTGCAGCTATTACATTAAGTGGTGCTAATACAACTATTGAAGGTAACTTA